CCACCAAAACCGACCGACGGCGTAAGCACCGCCCAAAGCCGCCTTTATGCGCGCAGCAGGCGGACGCCTACGCGGAGGCCGTCCTGGACGGCTCCACGACGGCAAACGCACGGATCCGCGACGCTTGCCGCCGCTACCTGGCCGAGCGGGCGAAGCCGGCGGCGCACTCGGTGTGGTGGGACGAGCAGCGGGCCGAGGACGCCCGCGCCTTCGCGCTGAAGTGCGGGCAGGGCGCCGAGGCCGGCGCGGGGCAGCCCCTCGTCTGGATGCCCTGGCAGTGCATGGTGGCGATGGTCCTGCTCGCCAGGCGGCGGGTCATCGACGGCAGGCGCTCGGACACGCCCGCGACGAAGGCGCTGCTGCTGGCGGTCGCCCGCGGCAACGGCAAGACCGAGTTCGCGGCGAGCCTCCTGATGGCCGCTATGCGCGACCCCGGCAGCCGGCTGGAGTTCTGCTCGGTGGCCCCGGACGGCCGGCTCGCGCAGAAGACCTTCGAGCGGATGCAGACCATGTGCGGCACGCTCGGCGGCGACGTGGCCGACAAGGACGAGGACAGCTGGAAGGCAACGGGCGGCTCGACGCCTGCGCACCCCGGCCGGGTGCGCCACGGCGGCAATCGGTACATCTCGCTGCCCTGCACGGACAAGGCGCTCGACGGGCTGACGGCGCGCCTGGTCATCGCGGACGAGGTCGCCCGCATGGACAAGGCGTTCGGCCGGCTCCTGACGGGCCTGGCGAAGTTCGCCACCAGCCAGCTGCTCGCCATCACGACCCCCGACCCCGAGCAGAAGACCCGCCCGATCTGGGGCTACTGGGACCAGCTGGAGCGCTCCATCGCGGACGGCAGCCCGTACCCGGCAGGCTGGTGGCCGATGCTCTACGGGCTGGAGCAGGATGACCAGGCAGCCGACCCAACGACGTGGGGCAAGGCGCACCCAGGGCTCGGGACCATCATCGATCCGACGCAGCTGGAGCTCTCGGCGCGGACCATGCTCCAGTCGGGCGACCCCGAGCAGATCGCGGAGTTCGAGACGCAGCTTGCGTGTCGCTACCACGAAATCGCGACCACGGACGTGGACCTGTCGGTGCTGGAGCGGCAGATGCAGCCCTGCGACTGGTCCCGGCTCCAGGGCGCGCCGGCCGTCATCGGCCTGGACCTGTCCCGAGGCGGCTACGGACCCCAGCTGGACCTCACCACCATGTGCCTGATGGTCGTGGACGGGCCCCAACTGCGCGCCCGGAACGTCTCCTGGTGGGCCGGGCTCGACATGGCCCTGGACGAGAAGCGGTGCCGCAACCCCCTCGGGCAGTGGTGCGAGCGGGGGTTTCTGCGCCGGATGCCCGGCGAGTACCACGACATGACCGTCGTGGAGGCCGAGATCGAGGCGCTGATGGCCCGCTACGACATCCGCAAGATCGGCGTGGACCCGCACCCAAGCCAGGCGCGGGACATCAAGCGCTGGCAGGACCGAGGGTGGCCCATCGTGCCCATCGACCAGTCGATCCGCACCATGGCCCCGGCGTGGAAGCTCTGGGGCGACCTCCTGAAGAGCCGCCAGCTCTGCTACGAGGACGATCCGGTCCTGCGTGCGGCGCTGAACGCCGTGCGGCTGGTCAAGGACAACGTCGGCAACATCCGCCCGGTGAAGGGGCGCAGCTCTGGCAACACCGACGCCGTGGTCGCCGGCAACATGGCCGCGATCCTCATGGAGCACCACCAGGTGCGCGAGGCGAGCGGCATCGCGAACAGTGCCTGCCCCATTGGGTAATTCCCGAGTAGTAACCGTTCGGAAGTAATTCGGAAGCGTGCGGAAGCGTGCGGAAGCGTGAAAGTGCGTGAGAGTGCGTTACATCGTGCCACTCTCTTGAAATCCGCTTGACATCTAGGGGCACATTCGTTCCATCCGGAGCGTGACGTGGTTCTCGCGCATCTTCGCGGTGAAGCCGACCGTCGTGGTCTGGCAGTCAGGCGCCACCACGCCGACCGTGGACCCATCGACGCTCCCGGCGGTGGTGCGTGCCGTCCAGCTGCTTTCGACCGACATCGCGCGCCTGCCGATCCGCGTGGAGCGCGAGGACGGCACCGTCATCGACGGCCACCCCATCGCCCAGCTCCTGAATCGGGACGCCAGCCGCTGGCAGTCCGGATTCGACTTCCGCCGGTTCGTCACCAGCTGCGCGCTTACCTCGGGCAACGGCCTCGCGCTGATCCGCCGGGCCAGCGACGGCACCGTCGCGGAGCTCCAGCCGATCCCCGTCGGCGCCGCCCGCGCCCAGTGGACCGACGAGGGCGTGGAGTACCTGATCAAGGACGTGAAGCTCGCCGCCGACCAGGTGGTGCACATCGGCGCGTACCCGGACCTCCTGTTCCCGGCGTGGTTCGTCTCCCCGCTCGACGCCACGGCCCACGCCATGCAGCTCGCGGCCGACCAGGACGCGGCGCACTCGGCGCTCGTCAAGACCGGCTCGACGGGCAAGATCAGCCTCAGCCACCCCGGTGCCATGAGCGACCAGGCCGTGCAGTCCATCCGCGACGCCTGGCAGACCATGCACGCGAACCCGGAAGGCGCCTCCCGGCCCCTGATCCTTCGCGAAGGCATGAAGGCCGAGCGCATCAGCCAGGAGACTTCCAGCACCAACCTGGAGTCCCGGCGCTTCAGCATCCAGGAAATCGCCCGCGCCTTCGGCATCCCGCCCGAGATGCTCTTCCAGCAGGGCGGCGGCGCGCTCTCCTCGCAGGTCGAGACGGCCCGCGCCTACGTGGACAGCGGCCTTTCCATGTGGTCGGCGGCCTGGAGCGCGGAGATCGAGCGCAAGCTCCTCGCGCCCGGCGAGCGCCTGTGCTTCGACAAGGACTTGATCCTGCGCGGCAACCTGAAGGACGCCGGGCAGGCGCTGGCGAAGCTCGTCCTCGCCGGCATCATGAGCCCCAACGACGCCCGCCGACGGGTCGGCCTGCCCCCCATGTCGGGCCTCGACCAGCCCACCGTCTCCATGCCGGGCGGCGCAGCGGCCTCCACTGGCCCGGACAACGCCGGGGAGGAGTCCGAGGATGCTTGAGGTCCGCACCACGTCCTTCGAGCGAGACGGCAACCGCCTGACCGGCTACGCGGCCGTCTACGACGCCCCGAGCCACCCGCTCGTCGTGCGCAGCGTCAACGGCGGAAAGCCGTTCACCGAGCGCGTGGCGCGCGGCGCGTTCGACCAGAGCCTCCGCGGGAACATCTCGCTGCTGGTCGGCCATGACCGTCGCGAGCTTCTCGCCAACACGAAGAGCCAGCGCCTGAAGCTCGCGTCGGACGAGCGCGGCCTGGCCTTCGATGTCCAACTGCCGGATACCCAGCGGGCGAAGGACGTGTACGCCCTGGTCGATTCCGGCGTCCTTTCCGAGATGTCGTTCGGTTTCGTAGTCCGCTCGGACGCCTGGAAGGGCTCCGAACGCACCCTCACGCAGGTGGACCTGCGCGAGGTTTCCATCGTCGAATCAGGCGCGTACCCGCAGACAAGCGCCGAAGCACGCACCTACAGCCCCGCTCTCGCGAGGCTTCGTCTGCGTTTGAGGGCCCTCACATGAAGACCACCGACCTGTTCAAGAAGCGCGCCGACATGATCGAGCAGCGCGATGCGCTGAACTCGGAGCTCAACCAGCTCCTCGCAAACGACCAGCTCTCCCCCGAGCAGGAGGCCCGCGGCTCAGAGCTCATGGACAAGCTGGAGCCGCTGAAGCGGGACATCGAGGAGATGCAGAAGCACATCGGTGCCTCGCAGCTCCGCGAGCGCTTCGCGTCCTTCGCCGCCGTCGAGAAGGCCAGCCAGGAGAACGAGAAGCGCTCGTTCGAGTGGACGGCGTCCAACGAGTACCGCGACCAGTGGATCGACTGGTGCCGCGGCGGGCGCGCCCCCGAGTCGCGCGGGCTCAACGAGTTCCGCGACATCACGACGGGCAGCTCCTCGGGCGTGCTGGTGCCCAAGATCTACGAGGCCGGCATCCTGAAGTACATGGAGCGCAACACCGTGGTGCGTAACCTGGCGGACATCCGCACGGGCGTGCAGGGCTCGGTGACGGTGCGCGTCAACACGCTCTTCACCAGCGACGCGGTCAGCGCCTTCTGGACCACCGAGTCCAACAAGACGCAGACCGCCCTTGATGGCGCGTGGGCCGAGGTCAACCTCAACCCCGTCGGCGGCCTCCCGAAGTCCGAGGTCACGCAGTGGGCCGTGCGGCAGGCGAACTTCGACATCGAGGCCGAGGTGATCAACGACCTTCAGCGCAAGATCGCCCGCGGCATCGAGAGCGGCTACACGGTCGGCACCGGCAGCGACCAGCCCACCGGGCTGTTCCTCCAGAACGCCAACTTTGGCGGCCTGACGGTCACCGCCGCCCACGGCAGCGGCACCGGCTGGGACGGCGCCTTCACGCTGGCCCGTCTCCAGGAGCTGCGCTACAAGACCCTCCCCGCCGAGTACTGGAACGAGGCCGCCTGGGTGATGAGCCAGGACGCGTACTACCAGATCGCCAGCGGCATCACGGCGAACAACCTCCCGCTCTTCATCCCCAGCAGCGACGTGCAGGTGATGGAGAACCAGGCGCCCATGACTCTCATGGGCCGCCCGGTCTACATCGCGCCCTACGCGCCCGGACGCCAGACGGCGGCCGTGACCACCTCCATCCCGCTCATGTTCGCCAACGTCCGCGAGGCGTTTGCGGTGCGCGAGTGGGGCGGCATCTCCATGTTCCGCGATGACGTGACCACGCCCGGACTCATCAAGTTCCAGGCGATGGTCTTCGCCAACTCGAAGATCACGCGCCCGAAGGCGGTCGCCGCCCTGCGCATCACGCTCACCTGACGCAAGTCCCCCGGAAGCGCAAGGGGGCGGGCAATTCTCCCCGCCCGCCCCCTTTGCGTCCAGGAGCCTGAATGCCGATCAACCTGTCCACCCTCAAGGACTCGGCGCGCGTCTTCCACACGGGGGACGATGCGTACCTACAGGACGCCTACAACGCCGCTGTCTCCGAGCTGGAGGAGCGGACGGGCTGGTGCCTGGACCCGGTCACGCGCACGCAGTACGTCGTGGAGGAGCCCAAGGGCATCACGAAGCTGGTGCGCCTGGAGCGCCAGCCGGCCACGGCCTGCACCTGCGTGGACACTCTGACCGCGACGGTGACGCTCTCGCTCGTCACCATCAACGGACTCCATTACGCGAACCTCACGGGCGTCGCGAACCTCGCATACCCGCTGGTCCTGACCGTCTCGGCCGGGAACAACACCCTGCACCCATTGCTCAAGATGGCGGTCCTCCAGCGCGTCACGCAGCTGAACGCCGGGCGCGGCGATGACACGGTGCCGCTCAAGGCCGACTTCTGGGACAACGTGTGCGCCATGATGGGGAAGGGCATCGGCTGACATGGCCCACGTCCCCCACGGCATGATGCGGCTCGTCGCGGAGGTCCAGAACCCGACGCAGGGCACCGACGCGCTTGGCCAGTGGACCGAAACTTGGTCTATCGCGGCGGGCCTCAAGGTCTTTCCCATCTACATCGAGCAGATGGATACCACCGAGACGGTGGATGACGGCGGCCCGGCCATCCAGACCTCCTACCGCATCCTCTGCCCGTGGACGGCGTCCATCACCACGCGTAGCCGGTTCGTGTGGACGGACAACGGAACAAATCGCACCCTGAACGTGCGCAGCTGCACGGACAAGGACCAGCGCCGGCGGACGCTCACCATCGAAGCCGTGGAGGTGGTCCTGTGAGCACCACCGCCATGAGGGTCACGGTGGATGACAAGGCATTGCGCGCCATGCTCGCGAAGCTGCCCGAGAAGCTGAACGAGCGAGCCCGCAAGAAGGGCGCCAGGAAGGCGCTGCGCCCATTCGTGAAGCAGCTGGCGAACATCTGGCGCGCGGCAACCTACCGGGGCAAGCCGACCCACCGGAAGGCCATCGCCTCCGCGGCGCAGCTGGACGTGCGCCGGATGGGTGGCGGCCCGACCGCCCCGATCCGCTCCCAGATCGGCATTCGCTACGGCACCAAGGGCGGCGCCAAGGCCAAGGGCCGACAGCGCGTCTATCACCTGCTGGAGCTGGGCTACCGCCACTACGGCAAGGGCAGCAAGTTCTACTCATCCACCCCGGCGCACCTGGTGCAGCAGCGAGACTCGCGGCGCGAGTTCGTCAAGCTGCGCCGCACCGAGATCTTTAAGGCGAACCCCGGCAACAGCATCGCCTCCAGGCGCGCCCGGAGCGGGGCGATGTACGCGATGTATGGCGAGGCGCGGGCCATGTTCCCAGACCTGCACGATTACACGTCGCGCAAGAAGAACGAGATGCGCAAGGCCGGGTCGGCCAAGACCATCCCAGGCGCGTTTCGTTCGTTGCGTTGGGCGCAGGCAAGCATCCAGAGCGCCATGGACGCCCTGGCATCCGAGACGATGCGCGAGGCCCGCAAGCTCCTGGAGGGCAAGCCATGAGCCTGGAGACGGTCTGCAAGGCCGTGCAGCACCACCTCGCGCTCGCGACCACCAACGCGGTCGCGGTCGGCATGAGGCGGCCGACCACGCTCTGCCCGGCCGTGGTCTGGGAGATCACCTCCGCGCAGGCGTCGCGTGCGATGCCGGGCACCGATTCCGGCCTCTGGGTGGTGACCGTCGAGGTCAACATCTACGGAGACACGACCCTCGCCGTCGCCCAGGAGGCCGACAAGATCTGCGGCCAGCTCAACGGCGTCGAGACGCACACCGGCACGGCGAACATCGTCTGCACGGACGCCACGGCCGCGTTCCGGACGGAATCCAACACGGACGGCTCGCCAGGCGACGAGCGCGTCTGCACCCTGACCCTGACCATACAAGGACTCTGACCATGGGACTCATTCCAACTTTCGGCGGCACGCTGACCTTCAGCGGAAACGACACCAGCGGACAGGGAACGACCGTGAAGGTCCGCTCGGTCACGATGAACTGGGAGCGCGCTTCCCTTGACGTGACCACCATCGGCGACTGGTGGGAGCAGCGGGTGCCAGGTCGGATGCGTCGGTTCGGCACGCTGACGATCTTCAGGCAGGACACCAACGTGGACAAGCCGTTGCACGCCCACCTGCACCCGCACAACCTCGCCGCCGCGACCGGCGCGAGCCTCACGCTGAAGTACGTCGAGAATGGCGCCAGCAACACCGCGACGAACAACGTGATCCCTGGAACTTACGGACGCATTGGGGCGAACCAACCGGCCATGAACATTCACATTACCTCGGCCTCGTTCACGGACGATGGAACGGGCGCAGGAACCTGGGAACTGTCATGGGAAGAGCAGGGGCCAGCAACGTCTACCACTCCGTAATCAATGCCGCTCGACCTTTCCAAGTTCACCGCCCGGACCCGCTCGGTTGACATCCCCGAGCTCGGCCTGCTCACGTTCCGCGAACCCACGCTCGCGGACGTGCAGCAGGCTTCGACCAACCCGTATTGGTGGGTGGCCTGCATCACCTGCCAGGACGGCTCCCCGCTGCTTGCGGATCCCGAGCAGGCCGGCCAGCTGCGCGCCGACATCGCCGGGCGCCTGCTTGAGGAGGTGAACAGGCAACGCCCTACGGACGCGCCGAGCGAAGGCTCTGGCGCATCGCAAGCCCCGAGCAACGGATGACCATGGCCGCAGGACTCGCCAAGGAACTGACCACCCAGGAGCGCATGGAGAACGCGCTGGTGGTCATCGCCTGCGCGCTGACCGGCAAGCGCCCGCACCAGCTCTTCCAGTGGGTGCGACATGGCTGACAAGACCTTGAAGGCATCCATCCAGGTGGACATGGACTCCAAGGGCGTCGCCCGAGGGGTTGCGGCCACGAACCGGGAGCTCGACAAGCTCAACCGCACGGCCCGCAGCACGGCCATGGCCACCGGGATCATGGCCGGCATCAGCACGATCCAGACGGCTTTCAGCGCGCTGTCGGGGATCATCAACGCCATAAACGAGCACGTGGACAGGCTGGACAAGCTCGGCCGCCAGTACTCACGCGAGGGCGCAGCGGCCGAGAGCAGCCGCATGAGCGCGCAGTTCCAGACGGACGCGCAGATCGGCCGGGCCATGGGTCCGGCGTCCGCTGCGATGGCGCAACGCGAAGAGAAGTCCATGCGCGACCGGGCGGCGCGCATCGCAGCGAGCACCGACATTGGCGCGGGCGCCGCTGCCTGGGACACCTTCTTTGCCGCGATCGCCAGCTCGTTCACGGCCGCAAAGGACCAGTTTGTAGCCAACTGGAACGATCCGCTTGCCGTCAATCAACCGAGCGTCTTTGGGGCAATGGAAAGTTCCCTCGGAGTCCCGCAGTTCTATTTCGGCGGGATGACCGGCTCGGACCTTGACGGAGGACGAGGCTCCGCGCAGGGGATGCCCTACGACCCAAACATGGCTGCCAACAACCGGCACCTCCAATCTATCGACCGAAAGCTGGGCGGCAACTGATGGGCACATGGACTTCCATCGAGCGGGCCGAAAGCCGCGTGTGGTCGTTCTCCGACCGCTGGGGCGAGCAAGTGCTGGAGCGCGTCTGGGTCACCGGCTGGGAGTCCAACCCGAACCAGCAACCAGATCCGTACCCAGGCGACGGGCAGCTGGCCTCGAACCTGCCAGTCAGGCCGCAGCAGCGGCTCGAAGCCGGTGTCCACACGGTCAACACGGTCGCGGACCCGTGGCTCAAGCAGCTGATCTGTAGATCGGTGACCGTGGAGCCAGTACGCGAGCGCACCTACACGTGGATCGTCCGAGCCCGCTACACAACCGAGAAGTTCCCCTGGAGCGCCACGGACAGCTGGGGCGAGGAGTACATGAAGCAGACCCGCGTGATCGGATCGCGCACGGTCGCCATGTACCGCCAGAAGAGCGGAACCGCGTTCTTCCCGTCGAATGGCGACGTCTCGTGGCCGCCCACCGGCGACCTCGGCGGAACCAAGGTGGACATTAACGGCAACCCGCGCCGCTACCAGGTCGCCCAGCAGCAGGTCGTGGTGGAGAACATCAGGGACCGCACCAAGACCGACTCGCAGACACAAACGGCAGACGATCCCGCCTGGGCGACAATCCTGACCACGTTCATCAACAAGCGCAACAGCACGGCGTTCCTTGGTTGGGCAGCCGGCAGCGTCCTGTGCACCGGCATCACCGCGACACTGGACAGCGAGGTCTGGCGCATCAGCGCCACGTTCCTGTTCGACGACTGGTGGCATCTCGAGCAGGTGCCCGTCTCGTACCCAAACGGGCTGCCGATCCTTGCCATCGGCGCGACCGTCGCCGGCGAGGCCCAGCAGCAGAGCAACAAGGTGGTCTGGTTCCAGCCGTACCCGGACAAGGCCGAGTTTGCGGATCTGTATGGATCCGTGGCCACGCCCGGACCGGTATCCACGCAGTTCACCAAGGCCGGACCGAACAGGATCACATGACCTTCCACACCCCGAGGTTCAACCAAGGGCTCTTCGGCAAGGCCAACCGGTTCGTCACCGGAGGATGGCAGAACGCCGCCGAGACGGTCCAGGCACGCGCCGAGGCAATGGAGTGGGCGCACGGCCAGATGGTCCAGCCGAAGGCCATGTGGCAGGAGCTGATCACGCTCCAGAGCGCAGCCGTGATCACGGGCGCAACCTCGCGGTGGACCTACTCGGTAAAGCACTGGCTTCCCGACAGCCCAGGAGCTGCTGGATCCTCGATGGTCCCGGACAAGAACGACACGCGCTTCACCTACACCACTGCCTACAACCTGCGGGAGTGGCACAACAGCGCCACGTTCCTCGACGGCATGGACCCGACCAACCCGTCGGTCATCGTCGGACCCGTCGGGAGCAACTGGAACGGCGGCGCATTCTCGACTGCCGGCCTCCAGGCCAAGTGCGTCGCCTGGGTGGCGATGGACCGTGCCGGCAAGGCGATCTGCTTCTTTGACCGACCCAACCCCGTCCGCTGCGCGGGCCTCTTCTGGAATCCAGGCGAGGGCGAGCAGGGCGAGGGAGAGGAGGGACCATCATGATCGGATCGTTCATGCGCAAGGCCATGCTCGCGGGCGGCAGCTGCACCGCCACCGATGCCCCCGACCCTCCGTACGACCTGACATCGTCGGGCGTCACCAGCTCCTCCATCACCCTGAACTGGGAGGACGCGACGAGCACGCCAAACGAGGCCAGCAGCTACGAGGTCGGCATCAGCAGCAACGGCGGCACTACATGGACAACCGTCACCGTGTCGGCACCGGCTTCGCTCTACACCTTCACCTCGCTATCGGCCGGCACGACATACGACTTCCGCATCCGCGGAGTCAATTGCTTTGGCACGGGCAGCTACGACGGTGAGGCGTTCACGCAGGCAACCGCCGCCGGCAGCCTGTCCCCCTCCTGGTCCCTCGAGTTCAGCAGCGGCACCCCATCGGGCTACACGCTCACCCGCGCCAGCAGCGGCACCTACGTGGACTCCTCGGGCTACATCGCGTCTGGGTCCACGGACGTTGCCCGCCTCACCCACAACAGCAGCGGCAGCCGGCTCGGGCTGCTGGTGGAGGAGAGCAGAACGAACCTTGTCCAGCGCAGCGAGACGTTCGACAATGCGTATTGGATCGAAGAGCAACTGGCGACCATCACCGCTGGATCAAGCACCTCGCCAGACAACACCTCGACCGCCGACACGTTTACGGAATCCGCTTCCACGTCAACAATTCACAGCGTGCGGTCTTCAACGATGACCGCAACTGCCAGCAGCACATTCACGGTGTCTGTGTTTGTCAAGGACGCCGCGTCCAATGGCCGCGGCTATGCGGCGGTCGGCGTGACGTTTGCTGGTGGTACGGCACATGGGTACTCCGTGGCCGTCAACCTCAGCACGGGAGCGTTTGAGGCAGACTTCACCCAAGGATCGCCCAGCGGCTCGTACAAGATCGAGGATTACGGAAACGGCTGGTACCGGGTGTCCGTGACGGGAACCGGATCGTCAGGCAGCACCAGCGTGAGAATCCGCATCGGGATGTGGGCGTCGGGCGCGACAAACAGCAGCGGGTTCCCGGCGTACACGGTCACGGCAGGCAACGAAAAGAGCATCCTCGTCTGGGGTGCGCAGGTCGAGGAAGCCGCGACATCCACGTCTTACATCGCCACCACCACCGGGTCCGTCACCCGCAGCGCCGACCTCGCGCACGTCCTTGATTCCTCCATCACGTCGTGGGGCGACCCCGGTGCCCTGGTCGTGCACTTCTACCCGCCGGGCCAGGCCGGGACGATCCTGTCCACCGACGATGCGTCCACCGCTCAGGTCGGCATCGAAGCGAGCAGCACCACGGCGGCGCGGGCGTTCTGGTCATCGGGCAGCACCTCCACGGGCACCATCGGCAGCAGCGGGGTGCAGAAGGCCGTCCACTACTGGAACGGATCTACGAGCAAGTTTGCGATCAATGGCTCAACCCCGGTCAGCGACACGAACAACCTGACCATCGGAAACACCGACTTCGTGACGCTCGGTGCCGAGGCCACGGACAGCAGCGGGGTGCCGGGCACCTTCTCGCAATACGCCAACTGCATCATCCGCAAGGTCGAGTTCTACAGCGGCACCCTGACCGACGCGAACCTCCAGACGGTGACAACGTGATGCACGACTATCGCCTCCGCTTCCCGACCCGCGCCATGGCCGATGGCCTGCTCGAAGTAGCCGGCATACCCAACGGCTTCAGCACCGACTACTCGGTCGATCACATCGGGCCGATCACCATCGAGCCGGCCGTGATGGACGGCGACGAGGAGCTGGTCCCGGCCGTGATCGACGCCGGGCACCACGTGAACCTCCGCAGCCGGCAGGAGCTCACCGAGCACCAGCTGGAGCCGCTCATGGACGCCCTCGTCTTCCCCGTCAACCCGAAGCGCGTCTGGGCATGAAGGCCGCAGTCGCCATCCTCGCGCTGACGCTGGCCGGCTGCGTGTCGCACACCGCGGCCATCGGCGAGGCCGCATCAGACGTTCGCACCGATGTCGCGGTCGCCAAGGAGCACCTCGGCGAAGCCCGCGCCGCGCTGGACCGGATCGACGTCCACGCGGCCACCGTGCACAACCACCTCGGCCACGTTTCGGATGACGAGAATCCGTTCGTGGAGGCCTTGCGATACGGGTCGTACATCGTCGGCGCAGCGGTATTCGGCGCTGTGGCATTCATCATCCACCAGAGAACGAAGTGATGGAACCCTATCAATACATGATCTGGCTGGCCGCGCTGCTGCTCGGCTCGTTCGGGGCCGGCTGCTCGTTCGGCCTGACCGTCCGCACCACCAAGGGAAAGAAGCCCGCCAATGCTCGCCGCAAGTGAATTCGCATCGTCCATCGCCATCGCCGTCCTGCTGCTGGTGAGCGGCGTCGTGGGCGGGTTCTGGTACTGCCGGAAGTCGAAGTGAGGGGACTTCCGTGCTGCTGCCAGGACGGTAGCGGAGAGCCGCCGCTGAACAAGCTGCGGATCACCATGGTCCGCGACGAGTGCAGTTCGGAGTACGAGGAGCTCTGGTACACCGACGTAGGCTCGACATCTCCTCCCACCTGCACGACGCCGACGCCGACGCCTCCGGCATCATGCCAGTGCGGCTGCGCCCGCACCCTTGGGACTGCACCTTGCTATGTGTGCAACTTCTCAAACAACTGCCTTGCGACGCCCGGATCTCGGTCTTGGGGATACAAGTCCGAGTTCTACCAGCAGGTGGAGCTTGATTACCTCGACCAAGCAAACTGGACGGGATCGACGAACTGGCGCTTCGATGACGGATCTGGCGTCATCGTCACTGGGCTGACAGTCTTTTTCACCCACGTCCGACTGCGTTTTCAGAACCTTGCCGTGCCGAACATGGTGTCGAGCGCGACAGGGAACGGACCCGAGTCGTGCTGCACGTGGGCGGAAGACACGTCCAGCACGTTTGCGCTTTACGTCTGGTTCTGGGAGCGGGCGCGCTACACGAACGACGTCAATGCCATCGGTGTGTATGGATCTGCCGCCCAGTACGCGAACTGGACGGTCGAGATCACCGCTGCGGAATGCATCGTCCGGGACGATCTCGGGAACATTCAGCACCAGTGGGCGCTGGGTGCCTACACCATGGAAGGCCTTCGGCTCGCAATAGACGGCACCGCCGAACTTGTCGGCCGGCGCATTGCCCTGAGTCCGTCGGTTGCGCTCAGGAACGCAGCGGCCAGCGCGATTCCTCCGCAAGGGCCATACCTGATCGGTACTGGGCTGAACAACGAGGCGAAGCTGAAGCTCCGGTCAGCCGGCGACGAGTTCGAGTCCTACCAGGTCGCCGGCTTGGCAGCGTGGGAATCGCGGATCAACAACTCGAACCCGCAAGGACCGCTGCTCAACGACCTCAAGGAAACGTTTCACTCCGGAGACATCACTTCCTTCAGGCGCGGGTTTCGCCTGACGGCCCAGTCGCTGCTGCAAAGCCCTACCCTCGCTTGGCCGCCGGATCCGGTCACGGCGAGCGCCACCAACGTAACCACTCCTTCGGCGTGCTCGACGGCGCCGGCGAACTGCATGGGCGGATCGTTCTCACCAAACTTCGGCGGGCAGGCCGGAGGTTTTGGAATCAGCACCGACTCGCTCACTGGGACCGTGTACGAGTACGACGATGGGGCGGCAGACGGGCAGGCGCAAGTCCGCAGCTACGGCTGCCTGGCGCCCGACCTTCGATACGCCTGCGAGAACAAGACGGCAGGGAAATGGATCTATTTCGGCGTCATGTGGGAGCTTGAGCGCGTATGACCGAGCGTCACGTCCCGCTCTCCAGGCGCCGCCTGGCCGCGCACCGGCCGGCAGATCCCGGCTTGGGCGACGTGGTCGCGGGCGCGCTCAAGGCCGTGGGCGTCAGGAAGCACCCTGGCTGCGGCTGCCACCAGAAGCAGGCGGCTCTGAACGCGGCGACGCCTTCCTGGATGCGGAAGCTGCTTGGGCGGCTTGCTCAGCCTTGACGGCTTCCTTGAACCGCTGCTCGTCCCGCTTTTTCCAGGCGGCCAGCATCCCACGCGTGACTGCTTCGCGGACCACGAAGTAGAGAATCACGAAGGCCAACGCCCAGAGCAACAACGAGGCGCAGGCGCTGCCCAGGCTGTCGATTGAGCGCTGGCCGTTTTCCACGTCTGCTTGCCAGCTGTCGGGCTGGACTTGGGTGACCTGCATCTTCAGTTCCTCCGGATAAATATGTAGCACCCCCGCGACATTAATGCTACAGTCTGATCACTCTTAGACGCGACCTTTTCGCGGACGGCCGACCGGGCGGACGACGGACAACGCCTTTACTTGGGCTCTGGTCCACAAGTAGTTACTCCCGATTCGGCGTTCCGCCTTGATTCCTTTCACCGACGCACGGTGAAGCAGCGTTCGCACGGCGATACCCAGCTCGCGAGCCGCCTCCGCCGTGCTCAACAGATCTGGCATCGTCGTAAATTAGCAAACTTCCTTGGTGGGCCGGAGTGGACAAATCAATTCGACTTTGGGAAAAGCGCATGGAAGCGCTGGACTACAGCCCGGTCCACAGGGCTAAGTCTGCGCAAACCGTGCGGGCGCTGTGGCTTGCGCACGGCGTCACCCAGCCGGGCGACATCACCGGGCCGATGGTCGAATCGTTCCTGGACAGTCAATCAAGCGCCAAGACCGCCGCGAACAAGCGCAGCCACATCGGGGCCTACCTGGACTGGTGCCTCGCCCACGGGCTGGTCCAGCACAACGTCGCCAAGGCCGTGCGGTCGCGCCGGCCGCGCCCAGGGAAGGGCGCCGACGGCCTACGCCCAGAGCAGCTCGCGGCCGTGCTGCGCCGGCTTGAGGTCCACGGGCGCCCGGATGGCCGCAGCACCGCGATCTACCGCTCGGCCGTGTACCGCTTCCTCTGGGCGACGATGCTCCGGGTGTCGGAAGCCTGGGCGCTGACCTGGCCCGACATCGATCAAGAGAACCGGGTTCTCCTGATGCCCATTGAGAAGGCCCGCCGAGCGGCGGTGCTGCCGCTGTCCGACGATGCCATGGCGGCGCTGGCCGTCGCCCGGACCTTCGGCGAGGGCGACAAGATCTTCCCGGTGCAGGTGAGCCACCACACCCTGCACAAGGATTTCAAGGCCGCCGGCGTCGGCGGGCGCGGTGCGTTCCACCGGCTGCGCAAGGGTGGCATCACCGCCTGCGTCGAAGCAGGCGTCCCCCTGGCTGATCTTGCGAAGCTGTCACGCCATGCGAACGTAAGTGTGCTCGTGCAGAGCTACTACGTCCCGGCGGACCCAACGTTGCGCAAGGCGCAGGCTGCGCTGCGCCTCGGAGCTGCGTAAAAATATGTGAGGAAGGATCCTTCCATTTCCCGATGGAGTGCTATAACACGCACCATCGGGCGCCTGGAAGTGAATGGAGCCGAGGGGAGTCGAACCCCCGGCAGGCGCCCCCAAAGACAGGGGAGATTCGCATGCCACAGGTTACTGACCTCACGCTACAGCCGAGCGCGACGGGTGCGCTCACGCCCACGCAGCGGGCGACGGCGAACATGGAGCTGGTCCGGGTGCTCGCGCCCGTCGTGAAGAAGTCGCACGTCGTGAAGATCCAGGGGAAGGAGTACCTCCAGGTCGCCGGCTGCCAGGCCATCGGCTCGGGGCTCGGCTACACGACCGGCACGCTGTCGGTGCAGTTCATCGAGGAGCAGTGCGGGCTTCCGGCGCGTTGGGAAGCCACCGTCGGCGTCTACGACTGCATGACGGGCATGATGGTCGCCAAGGGCACGTCGGCCGTCTTCATGGACGAGGCGCGCTGGCGCAAGGCCGAGCACTTCGCCTGCATGGGAATGGCACAAACCCGCGCCACCGGGCGCGCGCTGAAGGGCGTGATGGGCTGGGCGTTCTCGCTCATCGGCGTCGAGGGGTCGTTCGCCGAGGAGATGCCCGTGGACGGGCCTACGACGGCGCAGGAGGCGCCCGCGCCCGCGAAGGCGCTGCCAGCACCCTCCAAGGCGTCGAAGCCCGCAGGAGGCAAGCAGGCGTCCGCGCCGGCCTTTCAGGAGCTTCGCGGCGTTTGTGCAGGAGTGCAACCAAAGACCAGCAAATCCGGGAAGGAGTACTGGCGAGTCGGCATCGAAGCCGGCGAAGGGGTTGAGTGGTTCACCTCCTTCGAACCCGTGAAGTTCGAGGCCGGGGCGAAGATCGTGCTGCAGCTGGAGCCCTACGGCGACGGCGTGAAGGTGTGGGACGGCTGGGTCGATCCGGCCGCAGAGGAGGTGCCGTTCTAATGGACCACCTTCCCCTGATTGATTGCGTGCAACTGCTGCGCAACACGGAAACGAGGCTGCAAGCCGCTGCCTCTGATGTGTCCTCCATTCGCCTCGTCATCGAGAACCTTCACTCGAAGGTTGAGGGGTTGAAGCGCGAGCTGCATGAGGAACGCCAGCGACGATTGGCAAAGCCATTACGACCTGGAAGCCATCGCCAACGAAAGGTGTTCGCCAAGATTGTGGACAAGGCAGTAAAGGAGGCCAAGGATGGCCAAGACGCATCCGAGTGAGGTCTTCCGCCTCGCCCCGTGCCTGACCTCCGACGAGCTGCTGGTGCTCCTCGCCCTGGCCGACTACGGGGAGCGGATCTTCCCGTCCCAGGCTGCCCTGGCGGCCAAGACGAGGCTCCACCGCACCACCGTGAACCGGGCCTTGCAGTCGCTCCGGAAGAAGGAGGTGGTCCGCGCCAAGGGGTTCGGCAAGGCGCTCACCTACATGCTCGACCTGTCGCAGGGAGCGACACCCACGTGTAGCGGGGAGCGACAGGTGGTGTCGCTGCCGGCTACAGGTGGTGTAGCAGGGAGCGACAGGGATCCTAACTATAGAACTAACCACCAACCTAACCAAGGCGCGGCTGACGCCGCAGCGGTGGGGTGGGAGGTTCCTGAGGACGTACAGGGACGGATCCGGATCCGCGACCCTCGGGCCGACGTGGAGGCCCAGCGCCGGGTCTGCGCGAAGGTGATGGTCCAGCACGGCTTGACCGAGGACGAGGCGCGTCGCTCCTGGCGCGACCTCTGCCTCGGGTGGGCTCGCACCGGGAGGTCGGCGTACGACCTCCTGAACGAACAGGTGCAGCAGCTCGCTGGGGCGCGGGACGTTCGTGCCGTGCTCCGGCACCGGCTGAAGGGGGTGGCGGCATGACCGACGAACGATGCAACGCCGACCTCGGCCCGCTCACGGCGAAGCTGCTCGAGCAGCAGCGCGAGATCGACCGCCTCACCGCCGAGCGCGACGAGGCCCGTCGCGAGGTCTGCGGCTGGGTGGGCCAGGCACGCAACCTCGACCCCAACGTGATCGCCATGAAGCGTGGGTGGAACGTGAAGGTCAAGCACGAACCCGACGCCAGGCACGACCGGCCCGAGGAGGTCGTGATCGTCAAGGTCGGCAGGCACAAGCTGCGGGAGCTCAAGCCATGAACAGCCGAGCAAAGGGCTCGCGAGGCGAGCTGGAAGCTGCACGGGTGCTGACCGAATGCACAGGCGTCGAGTGGCGTCGGACGGCCCAGCGCTGGGGCAAGGCCAAGGCCGACCTAGAGCCCGTCCAGGGCGATTCTGCCCTGCACGTCGAGGTCAAGGTGCGTGGCCACCGGCTGACGCACTGGCAGCGCAGGGCAGAGAAGCAGGTGCTGAGCATCACCAACGACGGGATGCTCTTCTGCCTGCTTTCGAACCTGCACCGCGTGAGGGAGCAAACCGTGCTCCCGGAGCGTGCGCCTCAGTGCAAGGCCGTCGAGGGGTTCATGGAACAGGCCATCCGGGACGCCGACGAAGGCAAGATCCCGGTCGTGGTGTGCAGGCAGGACCATGGGCCATGGCTCATCGCGTGGCGCAACCAGGACGATGACGCATTCTGCGAGGCCGTGCGTGGCGCTGCGTAGGTGGCGATTCAAGGGCAGCCTTGGCGAGCCGTTCAGGCTCGAAGCGCCCAAGCCCGTGCGCAACTGGCGCAGGCAGAAGCACTACCGCCAGGTGCACCTGCAATGCGCCAACTGCGGCACCATCGCGCAGCTGGAGACGGACCACATCGTGCCATTGCATCGAGGTGGGAAGGACGAGTGGAACAACCTCCAAAGCCTGTGCAAGGACTGCCATGCAGCGAAGACAGCGCGCGAAGCAGGCGAAAGAGCAGGGTGAAGCATCTGCTTCACCGTGCGAGGAAATGGGCACCCCCCCTTCGGGGCCGAGCCCCCCTCGGTCCTCTGGGGACCGCGTTGGGGGAACCA